ACGGTGACTATCAAGCTCCTCCAGCAAAGAAAACAAGGCAAGGTACCTCTAAAAATACCAAAATAAGTGCTACTTCTAGGAATGGAGCAAAGAAAAGATATAGAGGTCAAGGAAAGTAGTCGGGAAACCCTATAAATAAAACATAATAGGGTCAAAAACATGGGAAATCCCAACAGACCTGTCGATATGTCCGATTCCTTTAAGGAAAACGGTTGGGAATATTGTAAGTACTTAATTACTGACCCAAGATGTGATAAATATCTTAGTAAAAGTGCACAAGAATGCCCTCCTACAGGTTCAGATCTGAAAAATACGTCAGTAGAGGATTCAAAGACTTAGCAGTTTCATTCAACGCTAATCCCTCTACTGGCGATTTTGGTGTGGTTAAAAATGAAAACGCTATAAAGCAGTCAGTTAGGAATCTTCTTCTGACTCAATTTGGTGAACGTCCTTTTCAAGAGAAGATTGGTTCTCAAGTAAGGATGCTTTTGTTTGAACCATGGGATCCATTCTCAGTAGATTCTATGAAAGGTGAGATATATAACTGCCTAGCAAGACTAGAACCAAGAATTCAAGTCACTGGGGTGAACGTTCGTGATGATTCCGATATTAATTCTGTCCAGATATCGATAGATTATACTATTGTTGGAGAGCAGCAAGTACAAAACGTCGATTTTCTCCTAGAGAAAGCATAAAATGTCAGCAATTCCGTCACAATTAACGTCTTTAGACTTCTTTGAGATCAAAGAATCCATTAGGTCGTACCTAAGGACACGAAAAGAGTTCTCAGATTACGATTTTGAGGGCAGTTCTGCATCTTATCTCATTGATATACTAGCATATAACACATATTACACTGCCTTTAACGCTAATATGGCGTTGAATGAAGCGTTTTTGGAGACTGCTACGGTCAGAGACAACATTGTAAGGATTGCAAAGCAGTTAAACTATACTCCTAGGTCACTTAAAGCACCTAGAGCATGTGTGAAACTGGTTGCACAGACTACAACATCACTAAATGGCACGACTTTCCCAGAATTTGCTACTCTAAGGAAGGGTGATGTGTTTGTTGCAGACAATGATAACGATAGTTACACCTTTGCACTGACTCAAGACATACAAGTTGCTGTTGATACTGCTACTGGTAAGGCAACTTTTGATAATGTATTGGTATATCAAGGAAATTTACTCACATACAACTATACAGTTGACTATACTAAGAAGCAAGACTACATTATTCCTGATGAAAACGTAGATACTGGACTTCTAAAGGTAGATATCTCACCAACTGCTCAATCTTCAGAGACTGATACCTATAGTCTTGCTACAAATGTCACAAATGCTGATGCAACTTCCAGAATTTTCTATTTGGAAGAGACTGATGACCTTAGATACCGTCTAGTTTTTGGAGATGGTGCTATTGGACGTAAATTAATCGATGGAGAATACATTACAGCGACATATGTGTCTACTGATGGTGTTGAAGCTAACGGTGCAAAGGGTTTTGACTTTGTTGGTAACGTAGTAGACAGTGATGGAAGGGTAATTGCTCCTGCAAACATTGGTTTGAGCACAAAAGACGCTGCTCAAGACGGTGAAGATCGTGAAACAGCACTTTCAGTCAAGTTTAGAGCACCTAGAGCGTATGCAACCCAAAATAGGGCGGTTACAGAAAATGATTTTGAGCATATTGTCTCTGAAATCTATCCTCAAGCAGCTTCTGTGACTGCTTTTGGTGGTGAGAAGCTATCTCCACCTGTTTATGGTAAAGTTTACGTTGCAATTCGACCAAAAACAGGAAATAAGCTCAATGAGACTACAAAACAGAAGATAAAAAACGATTTGAAGAAATATTCAGTCGCTTCTATCGAACCAGTCATCATTGACCCAACAAGTTTCTATGTTATTCCTAAATCTTACGTTTACTACAACGGAAATGACACTGCTTTGACTGGAGCAGAGTTAGGAACTAAGGTTTTACAAGGAATTGACCAATTTAACAAGAATGGTCAAACAAATAGGTTTGGTGGACGTATCGACGGATCTAAATTTGGATCTATGGTTGATCAATCGGATACTAGCATTGCTGGTAACGTTACTCAGATGACTTTAGGTCAGAATCTCGATAAATTCACTTTTGGTAATGTATTTACACAATGTTTAGATTTTGGTAACCCACTTTACGATCCATCTGGTTATTCTGGCACTCCTGATACTGGAACTGGTGATGGTGGCGATGGTGATGGTGATGGTGATCCAGATGGAAGTGGAAAATGTAAGCCAAACTTCTCTGTCGTTAAATCTGGGACATTTTATGCAACTGGATATACAGAAGACCTTGTAAATCTCACTTTAAGTGATGGATCTACTTCTGCTACTGTAACAACTCCTGGTTTAAGCACAAATGTAACAAATCAGGTATTGGTACCTGTAAATATAAGAGATGATGGTCAGGGAAACCTAATTCTCGTTACTACAAGGGATGAGAGCGAGTTAACTCTCAATCCTTCGGTTGGAAGTGTAGATTATGGCACTGGTCAAGTCTGTGTTGGTCCTGTAGCGATTCAGGGCACTCCAGATGACACTGAAAGACTTCCAATTCAAGTATTACCTGCTGGTGGATCAATAACAGTCCCACCAGGTGTAGATCCAACAATCTTTAACCCCTCAGTCAATCCAATTGACTATACGATCAACGATATCGCTATTCCTACCTTCGATCCGAATAACTTTAGTGGTTATAACTTCGGTGACACAGGGGGTATAAATATCATTGATTATCCAATGGATAGTTTCACATATCCAGTCAGCGAATCCTGTTTCTAAGATAGATGCCGATTACAAAAAATATCAACGTCTCTGATAGAGTCGAGAATCAGTTACCTGAGTTTATTCGTCACGAAGATAGACAATTAGTCAACTTCCTGTTTGAATACTATAAATCTCAGGAAAAAACAGGTAGACCTTACGATATACTCAATAATTTACTGAGGTATCTTGATCTCGATAATTATACCTCTGAGCAACTTGCAAGTGCAACGCTTTTGCTCAAAGATATCGGTGTGTACGATAATAAGATTGAAATTGAGAGTATAGATGGATTCCAGGAGCAGAATGGCTCCATAATGATTGATAATGAGGTAATTTACTATGAATCTGTTACTCGTGGCCCTGATGTTATTATTACTCCTGGGATCTCTTACCCACAATTCAATAAGAAGAAGCAACAACTAGAAAATCCTTTTAATCTCTTTGATGGCACTGAAACTAGCTTCCCACTAAGCTTTTTAGGTACTCCAGTCGCTCCACCTTCAGCAGAGCACCTTCTTGTCATTGCTTACAATGATATGAAGGTACCAAACGTAGATTACTTTGTAGAAGGGTTTAATATACGTTTTAATGAGCCTCCAAGAGACCAAGTTGGATCTGATGACTCAGAATTCACTAAAGTTACATATTTGGTTGGATATTCTGATCAGGTCATCAAAACTGCCGATGCAATCCCATATCAAGAATGGCAAGGCACAAAATATTACCCATTACGAATAAACACCCAATCTTATACTCCAACTTCTGCGATTGGACTAATAATTAACAAGAATGGTCGTTTACAAGTTCCATACGAAGATTTCACCGTTTTTGAAGATAAAGTTGTTTTCAAAAATGAAATCGGAGCTGCTGATGCTATTCATATTAGGTCTGTTGAATATAATGCTCCTGCTTACGGTTCAGGAGCCTCAGCAATTGCTAAGGTTGCTGACGATGGCACAATTGAGTCTTTAATCCCCAAAGTTGGCGGATCTAAGTATAGACTTGATTTTGCACCTAAAGTTACTATTACTAGTAAGACTGGTACTGGTTCTACTGCTAGATCTCTAATTGGTGGTATTAAAGACATCAATTTAATCGATGGTGGTCAAGGTTACACATCATACAACCCACCAATCCCTGTTGTTGTTGGACCTGCTGATTCTAACGGCACTCCAGCAAGATTATCACTTACAGTCAATGATGAGACTGGAATGGTTGAAACTTTAACTATTACCAACAGTGGTAGTGGTTATAACTTCATTCCTGCTATATCATTCAAAAATCCTGGTGGTGCAACCATTGGTAATCCTACTATTGACTCTGAAGGTAGAGTTAACATAGGTACCATCGCTGTTAACACTATGGGTAGTGGATATAGCAATCCACCACTAGTTTACATAGATGAGGCTCCTGATGGTGGTATTAATGCTCAAGCGATATCCAAGATCAACCAGGATGGTCAAGTATACGAAATTCAAGTTACCAATCGTGGTAGAGGGTATTCTACTCCTCCTCGTGTGGCAATTATTAATCCTATCGGTGCTCAAGTCCTTGATGTCACTGTAGCATCTGGATCAGTCA